GATAACAGGTTTGGACATGGTACGTTTAAGTCTATTGTGGATCTTCGTGCTCAACGTCTTCAAGAAGCCAAAGAGCAAGCCAAGATACTTGCAAGGAAAAGGCAAGAAAAAGCCCAAGAAATAATAGAGGTTGTTTCAGTTCTTCTAGGCATCCTAGCTTTAGGAGGATTGATTTTTGCTGTGTTTGGGTATATGGCTTTCTCCATGCAACAAGTTAGTCCTAGTTTTAGAGAGTGGCATAATGGAGGTTAAGGATTTAATCTTTGTTATTATTATTTTTATGGCCTACTACTGGTGCATAATGTTTCCCCCTAAATGGTTATTAATAAAGTGATGTACTATGCCAGCAACAGTTATTGATAATTATAAAATCTTTCCTAGAATAATGATGGCAGTCATTACTATTCTTACCTATCAAAGTGTGCATTGGTTTATGGCACTGGAGTCTCCTACGATAGAACAGGCTGGGCTAGTGTCTGTTTGTATGGGAGCTTTGACGGGATCATTCGGCATTTGGATAAATGGAGAAAAGAAAAATGATACTAACACTCATTAAGTCAGTAAGCTCTCTTGCCTCTGGTTACATGGAAAGCAAGGTACAGGTACAAAAGGTAAAGGCTGAGATACAAAAGAAACAATTAACTGGTGAAATTGATTGGGACTTGGAAGCTATTAGAGCTACACAATCTAGCTGGAAAGACGAGTGGATTACAGTTTTACTATCAATTCCTTTTCTTCTTTGTTTTATTAGTGACACGACAAGAGAGATGGCATTTGCGGGATTCCAAGCACTAGAACAAGCACCAGCTTGGTATACATATTCTTTTGGAGTCGTGATTGCTGCATCCTTTGGAATAAGATCGGCAACTAAATTCTTTGGAGGTAAGAAATAATGCCAGAACCAGAAGTTAAAACATTAAAAATTCAAAGCAAACAAGATAAATATCAAGAAGCTTCAGATAAACAAAAAGCTGAATCTTTTAGAGCAGATGAAAAAAAAAGTCTGACTACATCTATTGGGACTGCTGGACCAAAAGTAAAAGCAGATGGTACGACTAAAGATGACAAACCAAAAGTAACTGCTCAACAAAAAGAAGAGTTTAGGGAACAAGAAGAAACCTATCTTACTAAATCATCTGGTACTGTTGGAGATAAGTATTATAAGAATCCGGAAGGTACTGGGACAGGTCAAGGTGGATCTGGTATTCCTGTTGATAAAACTACTTCTAATTCTGGGGTAGTAAAGTCATCTCAAATACCACCCAGTAAACCCCAAACATCTTTTGATTCTTATGATGGCAGTCCAATAACCATTATAAATATTAAAGAAGAAGAAAAACCTATTGGTGGATTAACTGAAACTGAAATGGCAGAGTATCAAAGTAATCTACCTTATGGAACTTTGTTAGATCAAGGAGATCAACTTCCTTTACTTTTGTCTGCATTTAGAAAAATAAAAAATCGTAAGATAGAAGTAAAACCAAGATTTAGTTTAGATCCAAGAGGGACTCTTATTCGTGGTGTGGATTTTAAATATACTTTTTAATGGAGAAATAAATGGCATTTAAATTATCAAATAGAAGTTTAGGTAAGCTTAAGGGTGTTCATCCAGATTTAGTTGATGTTGCTAAGTTAGCTATTACTCTTTCAACTACCGATTTTGGAGTCACGTATGGGGTAAGAACCAAGGCTCAACAAGAGGAGTTAGTTAAGGCTGGCAGATCACAAACAAATAAAAGCTATCACTTAATTCAAACAGATGGATACGCACACGCTATTGATCTAATGGCTTATAGTCCTGATGGTCAGGCTTGTTGGGAGTTAAATGTGTATGATAATATCTGTGATGCAATGAAGAAAGCAGCAATTCAATTAGGAAATATTCCTATTAAGTGGGGTGCTGCTTGGAGTGAAGCTAGCATTACCAGCTACAAAGGTACTGCTGAAGATGCTATGAACTCTTATATTGATTTAAGACGCTCTCAAGGTCGTCGGCCTTTTCTTGATGGTCCTCATTACGAACTAATGTACTTATAAGTTCTACTGCTAGGGCTGAGTATCCAGCTATATCTTTGTAAGTATCCAAGTGCAATGGATCTTCTTTAGCTCTCATTGCTTTGGTTAGTATCATCATAATGCAGACATCAAGATAATTAAATTCTCTTCCTTTGTATTCAGACCAAGACTTAGCAATGGCTCTGAGGTTATCGCTTGGGTGTCCATAAAGGGTTTGTCTTTTGTTGAGGGTATCTCCTACCTCTCTTAGAAACTGCGCTCTATTCATATCGTTTCCTATTTAATAAGGAGTACTATTAATATAAAACGAATCCCTTTGTTTCAATTTAATGTACCCCTTAACTGTTAAACTTGTGGAGTGCCAGCTCTCGAGTGTTTTAAGCTGACACTCCTATTAAGTACCTCTGCCAATTTATGAAAGAGAGGAAAGAGGTACTCTTTAAAAAGGAATATCATCATCAATAGGTTCTGATTGGTCGTTAAAACTTTCTTGATTATGATCATCATTTTTCTTTTGATTCTCAGATACTTGCAAACTTAGATAATTCTTATTACCGCTGTGTTGCTTTTTCCAAGCAGCCATTCTTAATTTAGTGCCAGGTTGTATTTCAAACCTTTCATGTAAGTTACCTGTATATGTTGGTGCATTTTCATTCATGTTATCATTCTCAAACATAGCACATAATTCTGTGTAACACTTAAGCATTACTTTACCACCTTTTGTAGTGCTACGAATTACTACCAGTTTATGTTCAGCTCCTTCAATGTCAAGCTTTCCCTCTAAAATAAAATCATTATTAGGAAATGGTTCAAACACTGCTCCATTATTTGTATTATCATATTCATCTGCCATTATTAACTCCTTTTAAAATGGTCTCTTTGGTTTCTTTCCAGTTGATACAAAGTCTCCATCATCTTCGGTTGCATCATCTGGCATTAGGTTTAGTAAAGCTTGAAGAGTATATCTTCTCATGTAAGTGATAGCTCCTCCAGTTCCTTGTGGCCCTTTGTTATTGCTATCTAGTTTAACTTCAGAAGATATTATTTGTTTTGTATGAATATGAATAAGTCTACAAGTTAATGTATCTACTGGGATAGCTACCCCTTCTGTCATATGATTTAATACAAATGTAATAATTAAATCATTATCTTCTAATGACTTACCTACTGCATCCATAATATCTTTTAGTGTATGGAATTTACCAAACTGTGCTTTACCACTTTGCTTGAGTGGCTTGAAAGTTTTTTTAGCTTTAGCTAGAGCTTTGTAAACTGAATTTTCTGTCTCCATCATTAACTCCTTTGTGAACAACAATTCTAATTGAACCACGCTTATCTCTACGCAATGAAAGTTTGTCAGAATAAATTTCTCTTTCATTATCAGCGACAAGTTCTTTTAATTCTTTTTTAATCTCTTCATGTTTCTTTGCTTCATCCATAGTTTCTATGAATTGATTAGCTAAATTCATAAAGAAATTATTATGGTTCCCATCTCTTTTAACCATATCGTTGACCAATATCTTGTCGATATTAACTTCAACTGGGTCATCAGACGGGGGGATGGTATCAGATGTAACATACTGCCAGAACTTAAACAGTCTTTGCTTCATCACATCAATGTAAGCACCATTTATACTGACTTGGATACATTCCCATCTACGATTCCCAAACTTATTAGCAAAGTAACAACTGTTTACATTAGCCAATAGCATATAAAACTGTAGCTGTGGCATGTATCTTTTAAGCTGATCTTCCATCTTATTGTATTCATAGGTTTCTTTTGCTTCAACAATCGACGCTTCGCTTTGGGTGGCGGCGTCGATTGTTCCTTTCAACGGAACACCATTGTCAATAACTGCAAATGTTTTCTGATGATTAACTAGTTCAATCTTGTATTGTTTTGTAAACCATTCAAGAATAAATGATTCATTATGGATACCGGATTGAACAGTAAAGTTATTAGATAAATCTTCTGGTTCTTCTCTACCAGTTTTAACAGCCCATAGATCTACCCAACTACCATTCATAATTTGAACGGCATCTGATCCACCAATAAAGCCAGTACGATTGTTCATAGAACACCTCTCTTTCATAATGTTCTTATACTATATTAAGTAATTAATTACTAGTGTTTTTTTTATTTTCTAGCATATCTATTTGGTATGACTCAGCTATTTTGTCTGGTCTTACAAATAGTTCTTCAGCACCTTTTATATAAGGTAAACTAACCTCTACTACAGTGGGTTTCTTTAGCCATTTGTCTGAGCAAATTTTTACTTTATGGCTGTACTTCTTGAAGTCCATATTCTTTTATCTCCTTTGGTTTATCTGGTGGAATAGGTGGTATTGTATAAGTATCCTTATACGTTGGAAAGCATTTAGTATCTTCTCCATATCTTTTGTTATGAAATTCAGTACATTCTTCTACTGTTGGAAAGCTTAGCATAATTAAGGTGCTGTAAACTTTTATTGTTCCAGTTACAAATGATCCTGTTACTGACATATTATTCTCCATACCAAAAGTAATCCCAACCACTATACATGGCATCATACAATTCTTTAATAGAACTATTTTTATTTATAGTATTGTTTGTAAAGCAATGCAGATCCTCTCCAATACCATGACCACCAGCCCAACTAATATTAAATGTATGACTACCATCCCATTCAACAACATGACTATCAATTAACAGACACAGTGGTGCGTTAGTTCCATCTTCATTTATTTCCATGTACTATCCTTTCTTTGGTAAATTTTTTT